GTGCCTTGATGTGGGCTGCTGGGACTTGTGTGTGATCGATAGTTTGTGTAGTCATTGCGTCTGCTCCTTAGTGTGTGTATGTGTTAATTATACTGTCAAACGCCCAAAGTGTCAACCAATAACCCTACACTGTGTAGGTGTTTGATCTGTGTGTCTGCGGGCTGTTGCCAGAAGCGATCATCCTGCTTGACAGCCTCTATGACCCGTGCTGTGATCTCGGGATAGGCCGCTTGGACTCTAGAGAATCGATTATAGATCTCTTGCTGTTGCTCTTGGGTCAAACCATACTCTGATCGTGTGCTGCGTACCTGGAAGGCCAAGAGGGTGATCAAGTGATCGAGCTCACCACTGTATCTCATATACGGCTGTCCGCTTCACGCATTAGCCGGATCGCTGCGCCCAGGTCGGTCTCAGCTTCGTCTTCGTCGGCTTCGCGGATCACCACTTCACCGTCGCTGTCCACGTCAATGAACGGATGGCTGTATCCGTCAAAGGTCTCGTTGCTTCCACGCAAGATCACGCGGGCATCGGGTGGCAACTCTTTGAGTGCCCAAATCAAATCTCTTACTGTTACTGTCATACTTCGCTCCTACTTGTTTGTTGCTATGTGTCTATTATATGCTATTTTGGATTGGATGTCAACCGAAACTTAGCTAATACCCTAGCTGCGTCCTGGGTATCTTCTACCTCGTCTCCACCCCAAAGGAACAGCTGGGCGATCGCTCTGGCACGCTGCTGATCTTCCGCAGGGAGGCTCTTCATACGCAGCTCTAGCTCATCACGTGTGCCCGCAGTCCACAGTAAGTCTGCTACTAACTGTTCCCGGTCTGATAGGTTGTTGATCTTCATACGATCCTCAGGATAAAACCAATGAAATAGATTGCAAGCAGTGCGGCATTAACAGCGATCAGGCTGGCTTCCCGCATACGGATCGCAGCGATCAACCAAAGAACAGCTCCCAGATTGAATGCGTAGACATTCACAGGATCTAAGCCTAAGGTTGTGAACAGAGCTCCCAGGATGGTAAATGTGGTTCCTAACCACTTGAACGCAGTTGTCATACAGTCTCCATCTCTAGTTGTTGTGCTGGATAGGCAATACAGCCTTCGTAGTCTAGCTGGCTTTGTTCGAACTCTGTAAGGTAGTCATCGCTGACCACTGTGTAACCAATGATGGTCTCTTGGAACTGATCGTTGTTGGTTTCTACTGTAGTACGGAAGTGTTCAACGATCTCTGCCAGAGCCTCTGCAGTGCGAGCCTGGGAACCCAACGCATACTTGTAGTCGTTACCGCCCTTTGGTTTCCAACGGTAGCCGTAGTTCTCGTAAACTTGTGTTGTGATTAACAGTTGCATCTGGTTCGCTCCTTATTTGCTAAACTATGTACATAGTATAACACCAAAACGGTGCTGTGTCAACCAAATTAACGCCTAGTGTAATTTAGTAAATGTATAATGTTTGTGTTGTTTTTGTTTATAATCACACTGTTGTTTTTTTGCAATCTGTATGCGCTAACCGCGTAGTCTTTGTCAATTGCAGCCAACATCTGTGTAACAGTCAGTGTAGTGCTTTTTACTTTTAGATAGTGTACGCCTGTCTTGTATCGGCAGTTAGTGTATGTTAGCATAGTTGCGCTCCTTGTTAAAAAACAATTATAGCGCAATCTATCCAAAATGTCAACTGTTTTGTGTGTTGTTTTTTAGCAACAGTTCTGCACCCTGATCTTCTTTGATTCTCACGGTGCAGCCGCTGAGTCTGTGCATAAGACTCTTTAGAAGGTCATCTCTGTTAGTTCCCTGACCTAGGAATGATTCATCATCGCAGCGATAGGCAAAGATCACTCCCTGATGCTGCTCCAGGCGCACATCTAGAATCTCTTTCTCTGGATCATCACTCACCAGCCGTTGTTCTAGATCCTCTTGGATCTTCTTCAGTTGCTGCGGAGTGATCTTAAGTGATTCCAGGAGGAACTGTGCCGCAGCGCGATGTAGAGTGGCCGTGATCTTTGATCCAAACCAAAACCCCACGAATGCTGCGAGAGTGATCCAACCGATGAATTCTAATGTGTCCATACAGTTATTTAAGTGTAGGATTACGCTTTGTGATCTCGTTCAATCGATCACGTGATTCCAGCTGCCCTAGACGAAGATCGTACATCATCTTCATCGCATAGGCCAAGACCAGGACAGCAAACGCGATCCCCATCTGTTCCAACGTGGGCTGCAGGTATTCCAGGATGATCTGGACTGTGCCTACTGCTAGGGTGACTGCTACTAGATATAGCACAACGAATGTTGCGGCTTTTACTCGATTATTCATACTTCGCTCTCTTTCTTAGTTTGTAGTTCAATTATAGCATCAAACGGCACTTGTGTCAACCATAAAAAAAGACCCTAGTTAGACTAGGGCCTTTCAAGTACTACTATCTCGGGAGCGAACCGATTAAGCAGCTACAGCAGCCTTCTGTGGGGCAGCTTGTTTTACCACGGGCGCAGCCTCGGGGTTCTTCTTCGCGATGTAGGCGATAGCTTCGAGTACAGCAGGCTTGCCGCTGCCGAAACCTTGTGCAGTCATATAAGCTGCAATCTCACCTTTGGTCATCTCGTTGGGGAGAGTGATCAGATCCACGTCTGTGTGGCCATTCTTAGCCAGGATCTTGATACGCATTGTATCATTCGCGAAACGTACTTTAGTTTTACCGCTAAGGGTTGAAACACCTGCTACGCTAAATTTCTTCTCTGTTGCCATTTGTATTACCTCTTTCTGTGTGTGTAAAGTGTATGGACATTGTGCCCATAACATATTATAGCATCATTATACGGATTGGTCAACCAGTTTGTTGTCCAAATTCAGTGGGCTAACCCGTATCGTAACGCTCGTTGTCTCGTCAAGAGCGGCGATGAACTCATCGTCGAAGACCAGATCTTGGAAGTGGAGATCCAGCAGTTCTTCCATCCGAACAGTGTCGGCTGCTCCTGCTGAGGGCAGGATGATCTCCAATTTGTATTCAAATTTACGCAAACCAACGTTCCTTTGCCAATGTAAAGTTAACCAATGCTGAGTCACGGAAGTAGACGTTGCCATCCATATCCCAACCCCATTCTGGCACTTCACGATTCATTGCGCGAAGTGCGCCCGCTTCTTGTATAAAACAGCCAGGGCCGTTCATTTGGGTTAGGTAGGCCCTCATATCGAAGAACGCTACCAATCCCTTACGTCGGGCCTCGACACCATACCATTGACCAGCATCAAACCTATGGGTGAAGGTTGGATAGCCGTTATAGCGTCCATCCAGTTTGCTCACCCTCACAGTGCGACTAACCCAGTCTTCTCTGCACCATCCTTGATCCAAGCAGTGAGCTCTTCTTCATTCTCTTCCTCGTATTCTCTGATACACTCTGAGATTCCAAAGGCCTCATCAAGTTCCGAAGGAAGTTCATCGGCCACTTGATCTGCTGACATTCCCTCTAGGTTGTATTCGTTATCACCTGTTTCGCTGTCCCAGGTTCCACAGTAGGCCATTCCTGGTTCGTAATACATTGCGCCTACGGTAAAGCCCATCTCAGTCAACTTCTCGTAGGCACGGACCGGAGGAGCCCAGGCTGAGTCGAAGTAGGTGTGTAGCATCTTGCCATCTGGATGCACATCAGTTGTGCCATCCGCACCTACATCCCACTTTGTGCCCCACTCACCCACGCAGTAGTCATACCAGTTGCCGTAGCCCAGTTCTTCTACATTGCGTTTAGTCTGTGCTTCCAGTTTGCGTTGCTCATCCGGATCACCCACGCTTCCCGCAACGATCTGCAGTTGCTCAGGGACTGGAAGGAACTCTGCTAGGAACTCTCCACGCTCAAGGGCCTCTGCGGCACGAGTGATCATTGCTGGGTCTGCGTGTTGCAGGGTCAGGTTGTTGTTGCACCAATTTGGCATAGTTCGCTCCTATGTGTTGTTAATAAAGTTATTATACAGTCAAACAGTCTCGTTGTCAACCACTTTGGATTGGACAAAGACTTCTATCGTCTGAAGATATTTCTTGAATGCGTCCGGGGTTATCAGACGGTATGGACTCTCGTTGTAGAATGCCATTGGCATCACCACGCGACGACCATCCTTGTAGCACTCGTGGAAGAGCTTGATGTTGTCTTCCTCACGGTCCTCGATGGCGTAGTATGAGAATCCATCTACGGTATATTGCAAATCTCTTGGGTGCATCTCGCTCTCCTAATCTTTCACTGTAACCATAGTATAGCACCTTTTGGACCAGTTGTCAACCAAACGATCTATACCCGATCGCCCTGTAGGGTTATTGTACGTACCCCGCAACCGCTACAGGCTGCACTCTTCCGGGGTTAGGTCCTGCGTGGCTTCTTCAGTGCTGTAGCTTCTTTACGCAGTTGCCCAGCTTCCTTGTAGAGTCTGTCTGCTTTGTCTATCTTGTGTTGTGCAGACAGTTGCGCCAGCCTAGTGCCACCGAACTCGCGATCTACATAGTGCTGTATCAACAGCTTCTGGATCATACCTGGGAGATCAAAGCCGTGATCATCTGGGCAGGCAAACCTCACAGGGCAGCGACCCCAACCACCGTACTCTAGGTACTCTGCGTAGTAGCGTCTGTGGTCTTTGTTGCTAGGATCAAAGGCCACTAAGGGCCGAGCGAAGAAAGCCAGTTTGCTCATCAGCTGTTCATTGTGCTGTGCGGACTGAACTCTTCTTGGTCCGCATCAACACCTACCTCTTTCAACCAATCATTGACCATCGATAGTGGGATCCCTAGTGTGACCCCGATACGCTGCGGGCTATTGCCCTCGATGTACAGTTGCTCTATGTCGTAGGACAGATCACTCATTGTGCTTCGTCTCATCACGCTCATTTTGCCAACTCCGTTGATTGTGTTTTAACTGTGTCTACACCTTTATCAAGCATCTTAGCGATACCTGAGAAGCCAACAGTTGCTAATACCAAACCAAATACAGTACCTAGGATAAATGCTTTCATCTGGACAACCTTTCTTACTTTGTTACAATAGTTAAATTATACAACCAAAACGGCCTATCTGTCAACCTCTTTCTATCTACGTGCATACGTGTAGCAGCGGGGTCTGTGTGGGTAGTGTGGCTTTTATGCCACACCCCCAGGCACTCTGCTAGTCCGTTTCCTTTTCGTAGATTATCACTTCACCAAATGGACTCTCTGCGTGTAAGTTGCCTTTGACAATGAACAGGGTATCGCAGTAGTTCTCATCACCCCACTCACCACAGGGGTAACCATCTGTGAACATAATCAACTTCTTAGGAGTGATGCCCCGGTCCTTCATAAACTCCCAATTGGCCATAAAGTCTGTGCCACCGCCGCCTTCAGGAACATAGTCTAACAGGTCTTCTGCGTTGTCGTGTGTGATACGCTGATGATTGTAGATGTCTGTGTCAAAGCACCAAATGTCAATGCCGAAGTCCTGATACTGATCCATAATGCCTTTGATCTCGCTTAGGAAGATAGTTGCATCTTCTTCACCGATCGAACCTGACATATCAATCGCAATGGCCACGTCAATGGTAACGTCATTCTTCATACCTGGAAGCACGGCACCTGAGTGCATTGCCTTACGGTTAGGGCGAGTAAAGGAGTAGTCGTTCTTGATCAAGCTCTGGATGTCCATACGCACGATCTCACGCCAGTTCATCTTAGGCTCAGTCATATCTTTAATCATACGCTGGATAGCCGCTGGCACTTTGCCTGCACCTGCCGCAGCCGCTGCCTGCACCATAGCCTCTTTGATCTCGTCTTTGATACGCTGAGCATCTTCTTTGCTCATACCAGGCTTGCCGTCTTTGCCTTCGCCTTCTTTACCTGGAGCTGAACCATCTTCGTTAATGTGCTCATCGAGCAGGTCACCAAGTTGTTTCAACAGTTCTGGCATCGTGATCTTCTCTGCTTTCTCGTAGAGGATATCGTAGATCTCTTCCCAGGCCAAGCCACGGAACTTAGGGTCCAAACAGATCTTCACTTCAGTGATCTTCTCACCAATGCGTTCATCTACAAGGATCTGATTGACCGCGTAGTCTTGTGCAATGTTGCAGAGCTGACGATCGCGGCTACCAGCACGACCGAAGTGATCGAATACGCAATGGAGGATCTCGTGTGCAAAGAGGAACTCTAGTTTCTTCTCGCTGAGTTTGTTTACGAACTTGGTGTTGTAATAGAAGTTGCGACCGTTAGTTGCCGCAGTAGGGCACCAATCATCTGCTTCGATCAATTGCATACGAGTTGCCATATTGCCAAAGAACGGAGCCTTTAGCAGTAGGCCGATTCGTGCAGTTGTTAGTTTCTCTAAAATTGGATCCATTACTCGCTCTCCTTAGTATGTGTATATTATAGCATCAATCTACACATCTGTCAACCAAAAAAGGGTGGACGGGCACCGCTGAGACAGCCCCGTCCTTGCTATGGTCGAGGTCTTAATTCTCCATAGCAGACAAAACATACTTACCAAAACGCTTGTGGAACTCGTTAAACGAGCTCATCTTAGATGCGTCCAAAGGCAAGTCATAATTGGTAAGTGCAGTCTTAGCACCCATCACAACCAACTCAGTTGGGAAATTATCCATCATATAGCGGAAGAACGCATCTGCCATAGCATCCCAACCTTTAACCTTTTTCTCACTACGGTCTTTCAACTCATAGCACAGGCTAACGGTCAAAGAATACATCGCTGACACTTCTTTGATACTCAAGTCCTTGACCTTACCATCTAGGATGTCTTCTGCCTTAGGCATACGACCTGCGATCTTACGGTGAGCCATAAACTTAATGCTCAGGCCATCACCGATAGCACCTGCGATCAAGTTGTGAAGAGTGTCAGTGTCAACATCTTCGTCTTTGAGCAGATCGCTAACGAACACCCAAGAGCGTGGAGTTGCAAATGCTTTAGAGGCACTCTTTGGATCGAAGTCATAGAGGTCTTGCTTGGCAAAGCCTACATAACCTACGACATCTGGATGCACCTTGTTAAGGGTAGCCCAGTCCTGGAAGTCATCAAAGTCTACCTTGGCTTCCAAGTGGATGAATCGGTTAGCCAACGGAGCTGGCATACGATAGGTAACGCCACGATCACCTTCACGGTTACCAGCGGCAACGATGTCAACGCCTGCTGGCAATTGATATGTGCCTACACGACGGTTAAGGATCAACTGATAGGCCGCGGCCTGGACTGCTGGGGGTGCAGAGTTCAATTCGTCTAGGAAGATGACTGCGGTAGAGTCTGCATTAGTAGGCAGTTCTTGCGGAGGTGCCCAAACCATTGCACCCGCATCGGAGTTGTAATAAGGAATACCTTTGATGTCTGTGGGTTCCCACAGGGCTAGACGAACGTCGATAACTTCGCGTCCTGCATCTTCGCCAATCTGCTTGACGATGTCTGACTTACCAATACCTGGAGGGCCCCAAAGGAACACTGGACGACGCATCTTGATTGCGTGGCGGATTGCCTTCTTGGCACCCTTTGGACCTACTTGACGAACGCTCTGATCGCCGCTTTGTGCTTTTGCCATTTTTAAGACCTCTTTAAGTTACGGGTTAAACAATTACTTTCTCAGTATCATAAGTATAACACCAAATTGCTCTGCTGTCAACCGGTTATTTTCACATAGTTTAGGGCTGTTGTTTTATCGCCACGGACGCTCTTGATCTTGCCCTTGATCCTCACACTGCCCTCGAGGGGTTTAGTGAACCAGAAGTCTATGAAGCTCTCGCCCATACGCCCTGAGATCTTGAACTTGTTGTACATCTGTGAGAAGGAACTCTTGACAACAGTGACTTCTCCCACGATGGTATCACCTACATTGCCTACCAGCTGTTCCGAATGGTAGACCTCACGCTTGATCTCTTGATGGTTGCGATCACGTGCTACCGAGGCAGGCAAGCAGGCCACAACAGCGAAGTCATACATATCGCGGGTGGTGAACTCGTCCTTTTGGGCGATCTTGAGCGCAGTGCGTTCGAAGTCTGTGATCTTCCCTGATAGCTCTCTCATCAGCCAACCTTTGATGTAGTCACGGCAGGCCTCGCCTTCGGCAATGTCGAGTTCAGTTGTGGGGTTGACTCCTTCGCGGAGCCATTGCTTGACTAGGGCCTTGTTGGCCTGTTTAACGGGCTTCTGTTGGTCCACGTTAAAATCATAGACGGGTTCTTTGAGGTAGTCCCCGTTGATTCGCTGTGCTGCTACGGCTAAGGCCCATACGTGACTTGCTGTAAACATAGCTCGCTCCTATGTGTTAATATGTCTCTATTATAACACTATGTATCCAATCTGTCAACCCCTTTTGGAGAGTGCCGGCCGGTGTGGCTTTTTTGCAACACAGAGCCAAAAAGAAAGGGCCCTTTCAGGCCCTTCCTCAAACTCATCCCCGGGAGCGAATCGGATCAGTGTTTGACTGGTTCTCTAATTAAAGAGTAATTCCCATTGCCTTGGCTTTGTAACCAAGTGCTACGATTTCACGTGATGGCTTACCCATTGCGTATTCAGTAACAGTAACACCGTTACCAGCTGTGCGTGTGTTGCTGTAAACAGCGTAACCGCTTTGACGGATACGTGATGCTTCAGCAGCGATGTTCTTAACACCGAAACGCTTTTCAGCTTGTGACGCAGTCAATGACTCGCCATTGTACAATGCGTTGAACACCTTGTAAGTCTTAGTTTCTTTTGAAATGAATTTCATTTAAGTTTCCTTTGTTATAAAGCTGTGTTCTCACAGCGTTTTATTAGTATAACAGCTTCCAATCCCAAGAGCAATACCTCGTCTTACCAAACTATTGCTTTTTGGACACCTTCACATCCGAACGCAAGTAGACGCCAAAGATCAAGACGGCTAACCACGTGTAGAATGTGTACGGAATCGTGAACACTGGCCCAAACAGTGTGTTCCAAGCCCAAATGACTACCCAGGGCCCTAACACCACCGCCACGATCAACAGCAGCACAAAGGCTACCGCTCCCAATTTACCTATAAGACTCATCATATTAACTCTCCAATGCTTCTGACTCTTGCTCTGCGATCAGCTTCTGCAGTTCGAGATCAGCTAGTTCTTTATCTATCATCTTAGACAGTTTGGCCGCCCCAATGTTGGACGAGCCCTTCTTGTACATCTGATGATAGTGCTCTGCGCAGTAGCTCTTGCCCGCGATGCTCTTCTGACCACACATCGTGTAGGGCCAGTTCTTTTGTTCTGAGCCAATATACTGGCACTCTCTAATTGGGCCGTCTATCACGCTACACCTCGCTTCATAACAGTTACTTCTGCCATCGCCTTCCAATTGTTGGTAAAGCTCTTACGCAAGTCTGCTACCTTCAAAATAGTACGCAAGCTCAACTCACGCATCTTCATACGATTTTCCATAACAAAGTCTACGACTTCATCGCGTTGTACATCTTCAAACTCGTATGAGTCTAACATACCGTCTTGAACAATCTGCTTGATGCGCAGGCACTTCTCACGATCTGTATCCATCTGCAGATCCACGTAGTGACAGCGTGACTCAAGAGCAGCCAAGTGATCCTGCAACTTCTTAGAGCGTACATTCTCGAACTTGATGTTGGTGATAAAGATAGCACCTGCTTTGAACTCAAACTTGTCTGGCACACCTTCATTACGCAAGATACGGCTGTCAGTGTTCCAGCTGATAGTACGCTTCTTGGAACTGTCCAAAGCGGCCTTCAAGATGTTCAGCGACAAGTCATCTAACAGTACTGAGTCACAGTCATCAAACACGATAACATTGCCTTTTTCACTGTACTGATAGAGCTTAGTATACAGGCCAATGGCACTCATAGCACCCTTGACGATCTCATACTTGGGCTTACGCTCACCCAATTTGTTGAACAAGTCGTCTCTGCTGAGTACTTCATCAACACCGAACGACTTACCAACGCCTGGGGGTCCTGTAACGATCATTGCTCGCACGGTACCTTCTTTAACTGCTGAAGTCATATCTTTAAGTACTTCGAAGCGCAGTCGCAGACGTTCGATGATCTCTTCGTCCGTTTCGCTGGCTACGACAGCATCTGATACCTTGATCTGTTCCAAACTCTTGTCTCCTACGGCACTCGCGGCAACTTCTGATACTACAGTATAGCTCTGGGCTGAGTGGCACTTGATACGGATTGAACGATCTGGGATACCCGCATTGCTAGGCTGTACTGTGCCACCGGCAACAGTAACATAGCCACCTTGGGCACCCTCTTTGAATTGCTCAACGAGTTCAAAGCGCAGACCCGCCATAGACACTTCTGTGCCGCGGATCTTGTATGTACCTTCGTTGATTTCGATAATTGCTGGCATTGTTTCGCTCCAATGTTAGTTAGTAAGTCTCTATTATATGCTCAAACAAGGCGTTTGTCAACCCCTATTTGAATAACACGGATGCTATCTGGGTTTCTGTTTCTTCTGCCACAGTCTCGCCTATAGCCTCTTTGAGTGCAACCAAACCGTTCTTCACGAGCCCGTCCACGGGATAGACAGCGCCGACATACCAAACACCGTCCTTCATCACGTAGTAGTACTCACCCCAGCAGTTCTTGACCTGCTCAAGGAACTCTTCGAATGAGTGTGCTACTTGATAGCCCACATCTTCTTCACCGCGATCTGAGTAGAAGTTCATCTCGTCTAGGGTCTCCTTGACCCCCGAGTTGTCTCCACGTGCTACCAGAGCATTTGCTGCGGTGCTGTCGTAGTTCTCAAGCAAGATACGTCCTGCGTAGTCCAGATAGCCATCGTAGTGGCAATAGACGCTTTTGCAGACATCCCCGTGCATTACTGCAACTCTTGATCGTGTACCCATAGTGTTCGCTCCTATTAAGTGTGTGTAAGTGTCTATTATACTGTCAAACTTTGATGTTGTCAAGCTCTAATTTTAATAGCCCTTCAGTCAGCTTGGGTATTCGTGCCCTAGCTTCAGCCAGTGCTTCCGCGATCATATCTTCGGCTGAGCCATCAGTGAGACACTCTGTGGGATCTTCGTAGAGCATTCCCCCGAGATAGCTGCTGGCCAGTTCTAGATCTTCAAAGAACACCCGTACCCGCAGCATAAACCAATCTAGGTGACCACGCTCGATGTCCTTACGTATAGCGTCGATATCGCTGACAGCATCATCGAAACAGTCTGCGGGATCGATCTCTTCGTAGGTCTTGTCTACGATCACGTTGAACCCACCACGGTCCGTTTCTAACAGTGTATCGTAATAGCGCATCAGGCCACCTCACGCTGCTGCTGCGCAACTAGTTCGTGGGCCAAGTTCAGGGCCATCATTGCTGAGACCATAGCGATCATACGTTCCTGACCGCTGAACTTCATAATCTGATCCTCCAGCGCCTGCATCGACTCTGGGGTGGCAAAGAAGTTGTTCTTCTGTATTGGGTTCTGCATAGCTCGCTCCTATGTTGTAAAGTTGTATTATACTATCAAGCCGCAGCGTTGTCAACCGGAGCAAACATTGCTGCGCCCGCGATCATAAAGACCCTATAGGCAATACGGCTTTCCTTGCTGTACATATCCAAATTGTCTTGCATATCCATCAGCTGCTCTAAGACGGGAATGCCGTTGGCTTCTGCCAGTGCTGAGACTCGCGTAACTGCTTCTTTGATTTCCATATCAATCTCCTCTTGTGTCTGTGTTTAGAATGGGCTGTAGCTGTCTGCGCAACTCTACTTCCCTCTTGTGTGCTGCTGCTTTGCCGCGGACGACTTCGTGTACTAGTACTTCGATTTCATCTTTTGAGTTCAGTGAGCGCAGAGCCTGGCATAGCAACCACTGCTTGCCTTCTGTCTTAGCGCGATAGAAGTGCTTGGCAGCGCGAGCTAGAACTGACTTATTAATAGTTGTCTCAGTCTTAGCTGTGACACCAATGTAGTTGAGCCCGTTAACACGTAGCTCGTAGATGATATGATTACGGTCTGTTCTTTTCTTACGCATTGCTCGCTCCTCTCACTATGACTATAGTATAGCACCAAAAAGCCAAACTGTCAACCAAAATCTAAAGGCCCTAAGGCCTGTAGGGTTATGCCTGTTGCATAAAAGTATTAATAAAGCATTCGCCTACATCGCAGCTAACGTAATTGTCTCCCTGCATACCCTGCTCGCTGTAGTCTACATCGCTGGCGTCAAAGCCCAAGTCCGTAAGCAGCTCGCACAGCTCCTCTAAAAACAAACTGTCCGTATATATAAGTCCGTCTTTGCTAACGTTCCAATTTTTAAAGTATACACAGAGCTCGCCGAAGTCCAGCTCGTCGTTTATGTAGCTTAGTTGCAATGCTGTGATCTGCACTGCTGCTGCTTTGTTGCTCCAATAGCCGTCTCCAGCTGTATTACACGTTGCGTTTACTTTGTACATCTTTGCTCCTGTTAAAAATGTATTGTAACAGCTTCTAGCCAAAATGTCAACCAAAAGACCCTATACCCTAGTAGGCTTTTGGGTCATCCAATTCTGCCCCGCGGGCGATCGCGAGCACACCGTCCGTGAACCAATGCTGCGGACCCCGCGAAGATCATTCACACTGCTGCACGTGGCGTAGCTGTGGTGTGTAGTGATCACACCTCGTTGCTGCTGCTGTTAGTGACGAACCCCAGCCACAGTCTGCTGCTGTAGCTAGGGTAACGTTGTTGGTGGGCCCACTTGGATTTGAACCAAGGACCAAAGGATTATGAGTCCTCTGCTCTAACCACTGAGCTATAGGCCCCTAAGCTGTGCTGCTAGTGTTAGAGATGGGGTTCCCAGTTTGGGTCTGTGGGATCCGTCTTGCGAGCTGCTGTGGGATGCTGCTTAATTAATCCTTCCGCAGCGTAGTCCTTGGCCACTGATTCCGCCATCTCGTGCTGCTTGACCATCTTGTACAAGGGTTCCATACGCTGCTGTATAACGTGTGGGGCATACTGTTCAATCTGATCCAGGTCGTAGTCTCCGGGATAGTGCCGCAACACACGTCGGGCTTCCTCACGTACAGCTTTGGGTATTCTAGGGGTAGTGAAAGCCACTTCTTCTAGGAACTTTTTGGCCCACTGTACGGCACGGTATCTTTCATCTGGTAGTGTCATAGAGTCTCGCGATTGTGATAGTCTGCGCTTTTTAAGCATAGTCTATATTATACTAGAACTCTTCCGGTTTGTCAAGAACTATTTTGGTAGCAAGCCCGAGGGTGTATAAGCCTTAGCAGCGGGGCCTCTTGTTAAAACAGAAGTATTAAGGGTAGGATCTAGCGTAAAAGGCCTAGTAGAAGAAGTCAGTATAGGGTCGTTACTATACTCTGTTACTGTATAGTGTGCTGAGGCCCTATACGGCTGTGTACATAGTTGCTCGTATAGCGTTTGCATAGCTGAGTCTACTGTGATCATATAGAGTATTTACTGTATAGTATACACTGAGTAGACTCTAACGTAGTCACAGTGTGTATACTCTAGCAGCGGGGCCTATTGTGGGATCACGTGGGGTCGCTGTAGACACCGTGTGTGCAGGGGCACTCGGTCAAACAGCCACACCTGAGTGCTTGTAGACACCTGTAAATATGGCCATACGGTTCAAAAGAGCTGTGTGCAGAGTAGATCTATATAAGAAAAAATTATTAAGGATGGTGGAATGACAGGCTATGCTCAAATGGTCACACAATTCCACACTTTCTCACACTTTATTGCACTTTTCGTATACAGTGTGTACACGTAACCCCTGCAGCGGGGCCTATAACGCGGCCTCATTCTCTACTGATGACAGTAAATCACACTTTTCCGTCATTATTCAAATAGACCCAATGTTTATGGCAGTCTCAGCTCAGTAGATTCTATTAATGCTTGTTCATTGCTCTCTACTGTATCCTCTACTATACAGTAAGTGGCCAGTATGCCTTCAGGATAGTCTACTGTAGCACATAGTTCATATTCTATATCAGCTTCTATTGTTCTCTCTAGACGAAGTCTAAAGCCCAAGCCTGAGTTACGAAGGCGTTGGGCGATACGTGCGCCTGCACGGGTCTTATAGTACTTTAAGCGTCTACCGCTATCTTTATGTACGATGTAGTATACAGTGTGCATATAGTTTATAGTGTACAGAGCCAACCTAACAGTAAGCCAATGGCAAATGAGTTAGCCGATACAGCTAGTAGAGTTACCGTATAGTATAAGTCATCATCTAGCACTGTCAGTAGCCAGCGAGGATAGTCTAGCTCAAAGTCATTATACTCTGCTAGTACTCGTTCTTTTATAGCCAATTTCAAGTTTTGCATACTTGTATTTAAATAGAGTTATGCATCGAGAGAACATAACTTTATACTGTGTACTATACGATCCCTTTTACTGTACAGTAGATCCAGAACAGATATGGCAGTTAATACGTGATATAGGAGGGGGAGCCACGGCCAGTGTGGCGGGTGCCATCGACTTCTATGTACCTGTCAGTGTGATCTCTCTAGTACTATTAATGGATAGTAAGCTGAAGGTTAACTGGCGGAAGAGCTACGTATAGTACGTATAATATGCGCAGATAATGTTTGACTTCTGCTGAAAATTTTTGCGCTTCGCGCACATCTTCGATGTGCCCCGATAGCACGGCGTCGCCAAATTATGCCCAATCAAACAGAGTATTCTTAGGACTAGGCTTTGGTGTGTACACACTGGGATGTGAGATCGTGCTGGGCAGCTTGGCCAGTGTTTCAAAGTCTTTGACACGGAACTGTTCCCACTTGGTATAGTAGCCCCAATCTATATTGTATTTGGTACGCAGTATGCTGTCGTTGGCCTGTCCGTATTCACGCATCACTTCCCATTCACGCTTGGGCATAAAGAAGTAGTCTAAACAGCCTGTAAACTCGTTGTAGATCACAGCACGTATGTCGCCTGCTTTGGGTGTCTTTGTGTGCCTGCTGATGATGCCTGAGATAGTGGCTGTTCGATCGTGCGTTCGCAGTGTGCCTGTTTTGGTTTCTGAATAGTCACTGTTGTCATAGTGATCTTGGTCTACATATTGGTAACCGCCCACGTGAGCCATAGCATCTTCCACTATGTGCTCTACAGCATAGTGACGACTGCGTGTCATTAGTTCGGGCAACCTGCGGGGGTCTTGATACTCGGGCAGATATTGATGTGCGATATCTAATAGTATACGCTGATGTTTGTTAAGCGGTTTCTGTTGCATAGCTACTATTATACAGTCAACTGGGCTAGGAGTCAACTGCCAATAAATACAATATGAGCCAAATTACTACACTTGCCGATCTAGTGGCAAACATTACTACTACTACCTATAACACCCAAAGTGCTAGAGATGGTACTTCGGTTACCACTCTGCGTATCAACCCTACTAGCTATGCTTTGGCTGGTTCAACTACGGCCACAGCAGGCACAGCCACAACAGTCTCTACTGCCATAGCAGCTGACACAACATCAACCCTGGCCACATATACCATAAACGGTACGGCTGTGGTGGTAGTACAAGGACCGCAGGGTCAACAGGGTGCGCAGGGTCTACCTGGGCCTCAGGGTGCTACAGGAGCCCCTGGGAGTGATGCTTCCAGCATCTTGCCCGCAGAGGATGGCCCTGCTGGTGCGGTATTGGCCACTGATGGCAACGGTAACCTAGCTTGGTCTGAAGTTAACTTAGACTTCACAGCACAGTTAAACAAGTTTAAGAAAGAATCATTAATTAACAATATCATATTCGGAGCTTAAATACAGTATGAAAAGAATAATTGTTCTATTAGCCCTTCTAGCTCTCACAGGCTGCTCCACAGTGGCCGGTTGGATTCCCAGCTTTAACGACCCTAATCAATCAGCAAAGATCATTGATGTGCGCCAGGCAGTTGAGTCGATTGATTGCTCACAGCCACAGTTGGTTCAGGCACAGCGAGTACAGCGTGACCTACAGTGGTTCCACTTGTACAGTGAAAGCTCAGGTTTCCGCCACAACGATGTACTACGCTTGATAGCACCAATGGAAGAAGCAGTAAAGGATTGGGCGGATCGTGCCGCTAAAGAACAGCCCAGCAAGATCTACTGCGAAGTTAAAAAGAACATACTACGTGAACAGGCCCGGTCAGCGGCTCGTGCCGTTATTGGGAGATTCTAATGACACAACAACTACAAGAAATAGCCCTGAGCAACGAACCCTGGGCTGCTCAACGTGCTCAGTATGCCCTACAGATCTGTGAAGCAGTCAACAAGGGTGAGATGACAGCAGACGAAGGCCAAGAGCTCCTACGTGATCTAGTGCGTATGGATAGGCTGGACTCTGAGTCTAGTGATATGAGATTAAAGGCAGCACTGGTCAGTGCTGTCTACATAGCAGCGAACCTACCAATATGAAAATAAAAGAACTAATACAAGAAGCCCCAGCAGCTGGACCCGAAGGTGCAGAACAACGTATGTTGGACCGTATGGGGGCACGTTTTGGCCTACCCCCAGGGTCTAGTCAAGAACAGGTACAGGCTGCACAACAGGCTCACTTAGACAAGAACGATCCAGCTGCCGCAGCACAATACAAACAGAATATGTCTAACATAGATGCTGGGGGCACACAGGCTGACAACAAACCTGTACAACTGGCACCTAAGGCAGCACCTGCTGCTCCTGCCGCTGCTAATCCAGATGCCGCAGGCGGCCAAGCTGCTGCTAAAGCAAACAAGAGCCCAATCGCTATTATGTTAGCACAGCCGACTATCGGTAACAATCAGGCTATGCTAGATGTTATTGCACCCACAGTAGGCCTACCAGTTGGGTCAAGTGCTGCTGATATTCTAGCAGCCGATGATGCTAGGAATGCCAAAGCGGGTGGTAAGTATGCTCCAGCCACCCCAGCCCCTGCAACAGAAAGCGTAGGCCGTGCAACAGATTCAAAAGGACGTACACAACAAGATTGGCTACGTCTAGTTAAAGCAAAGTTCCCAGATGCAAAGATTATGCAGGCAAAAATGATAGATGGTCCTATTCGTGTCACTTTACCTGATGGTAGAACACTATCCTGGAACAAAGCAGTATCCGAAAGCGTAGTAGACGAAGAGCCAGCAAGCCGTTCACTATGTCAAAGCGGCAAGCCAGACAGTGCTCTAGGTGCTAGCCAATTGAGCAGTTGCAAGAGTCAGGGCTATCGCAGCCGTGATGGTGGCAAGAGTCACAAAGTGGGTCACGAACGAGTTAAGGTTCGTGGCAAGAAAATCAAAGGCAAAAAGTACGGCGGTCCATTACCTGATTGGAGTTAAGTAATATGGTAATTCTAGAAAGCGGCGATCTATTAATAGCACCTCCAAAGATGCCTGATCCAAGATTTCGTAAGACTGTGTTGATGATGACACACGAACACGAAGTTGGCACTATCGCATTATGTGTTAATAAGCCTACCCCACATACCCTACAGGATCTAGTTAAAGAACTAGACATTGACATTGATGTCAGTCTAAACTTTCCCTTATATTGGGGTGGCCCTATCAGTCACGGCACAGTATGGATGCTGCATTCTAGTGAATGGCGCTGTGAGGCCACTATTGAGATCTCCACAGATTGGGCTATGACATCCAATGAAGAAATGTTCCACAGTCTAGCAGATGGCGATTGCCCTATTAACTTCCGTATGATGTTTGGCTATTGCTCCTGGGCACCTGGGCAGCTGGAAGCAGAGCTACGTGGTACTCCACCCTGGCATCATCAGAGCAGCTGGCTAACGGCCAAGAACCCAGGGCCTGAGTGGCTGTTGGAACAACCAGAAGAATTACTATGGGAACGTTCGACTGAACTCTGTGCGCATCAAGCAGTGGCTAGTTGGATTTAAGCCCGTCTATCACCATACGTTTGGCACGTTCATCTAATTCAAGCTCATCGCTGGCCAGCATCATTTGACTGTTGGCCTGCATAAACTCTAGCAGTGCTGCTTGACCCTCTTCGGTCCAATGATTATAGGTATGGTTAACGGTACTGGTATAATAGAAGCGTTCGTTACGCATCAACTCCAGTAGACCCCCGTAGATCACATCCTTGACAGCCTGCTTTTTCAATGAGTATTTCAATGGATTACTGCCTTGGTGGTATTGCGATCACTGAAGACCTTGGCATAGTGGTTCTCACGAACAAAGTCAGCCAAGCCCTGAGGGTCACGTTCAGCCCACCCACGTATGAGTTCACTATCAACGTTAGCGTCTGTTGACTGTATGTAGATTTCATAGTGGCGCTGTGGGTTATATCTAGCCCGTAGTTCCATTGCAAAGATCTGCTGAGCCAGAGGGTTCTTAGAAGCTTCTTTACCCTTGAGTATTTCCATTAGATTAGTCTTAGACCAATTGTCAGGGTGCAGGGCTGTGATGTCCTGTACACATTCAAAACCAGTGTTGTCCCAGCTTAAGAGAAAATAACGTTCTTTGTTCATTTGCGCAGTCCTTTAATGTCTTTATATGTCACACGGATAATGTTATGTAATACAGAATCAATCTTTATGGGTAGGTCTAGGTGTACACTGACCATAGGGCCCTCAGCTTCATTACGCATATTGTCTGTATAGGCCGTACCTACAAAAGGTATCTTCATATAAGTGCCTTCGACCCTGTCCCCAAAACTGTACTTGGGCTTGGGACGGTTAGCTTCAAAATATTCAGCTAGGGTCATTTTTGAAACCTCGGCATAACATTGTGTCCGGTATATTGAAACGAGTCCAGCATAGGTAGCAAGTCTGATAACTTATCAGCAGGATGTCGTTGTATCACGGGATGACCATCACCATCAGTCAGCATAAAGTACAGTTTTTCTGTGCCTTCTTCGATTTGATATTCGAAGATATATTGTAAGTCTTCAAGAGTCATCGTGATCCAATCCTACGCCATACAGTTTCAAATGTAGTTGGCTTTAACATAACTTCCCAACCCTTGGGAATATGCTCAGGGAAGATACTGGTCTTACCCGTGCTGTGTTTGTACAGTTTCATTCTTCAACTCCAAAATGTTCTTTAACAAACAATTTAATTTCCTGAATCGGTAACTCGTCATCGTCACCGTATCGTTTTATCATACTATCAATTAAATCTTGAACAATCAACTGGGCGAACTTTTCTTCAAACTTTTCACTATTGACTGATAACACGATATTTGATACAGGATGCCGTGTAGTAGCAAACTCCCTAGCCTGTTCAGCAAGTTCTCGAATTCGTTCGTTCAAATCTTTTCTCCTGCCATAAAGCCACGGAATCGCATAAAGCGTGGAAAGCGTAGGCTGTATGTACCATCCTGATTCTGGGTAATAGCATCAGCACGTACTTCAACTACCTGCCCTAGCACAGTGGTACGACCATCCCAATACTCGCTACGGTTACCGTCAGTGAAGCCTGAGCCCACGTTAACTTTAATTGTTTTGCCGTCATCAACACCCTCACAGACGAACGCACCCAATTTGCCCACGTTACGGCCTGTGCCTTCTTCAACGTCCTTGATCTCCAAAGAGACTTCAATAAAGGGCTTCTGTTTGAGCCAGCTGGTACTCCGCTTGCATTCGTATTTGGCATCAGGGTCTTTGATCATAATGCCTTCAAAGCCAGCGGCTACCATTTCTTTGTTGTAGTCTTTGTATTCGATCTCGCCCAAGAACTCATCTAGGTTAACTTCCTTCTGCGGAATGATATCCACACAGTTAGTCTGTTCAAAGATTGGAGCAAATGAACGCAGTAGATTAGAGCGTCGACGCTGACCCATCACACTCTGACCGCTTTTGAATTCTACCAGTGGAACAGCATCGAACAACATAAGACGGGCATCCTGTGCCTGTACATCACCCTTGCGATGAACTTGTGTCATCAGCTCTTGGAAGCTGTTAGATACAACTTCACCGTCTAATACATAACTGCGAGCCAGCTCATCAATTTGTGCTAGGATAGCATCTGTGATATGGCTGAAGTTTTCTAGTACTTTACCATTACGTGTGTACATTGTAACAGTACGGCTTTCAAAGTCTACAACTGTGACAGCACGAACACCGTCCAATTTAGGCTCTAAGAGTTTCTTGCCTGTGATCTTCTTCTCGTGATTGGCTCCATCGTGCGCCAGCATACATTCAAATACGGGCACACTGTATTCGGACTTCTTGGTCTTCTTGGCCACAGTGTTCACAGTCTTTTCTGAAACACCGCAACGTAGATCTTTAATAAGGATACGGCGATACCAGTCGTTCCATTGCGCCTTTGTGGCAATGTCCATTGCCAATTTAATAGCATCACGGGCATCGTGTCCTGTGATCGTACGTTTACGCAGAGCTTCTGCTAGGTCTTTAAAGTTAGTCCAGCTTAGGCCTTGCCCATCAGCTTCGCTAACAGGTACCTGCTTAACACCAAATGTGTACAGCTTGTCCAAACACATAGCCACACCCTCAAAGAACTCTGTGAGTCCTGCTTCCATAGCTGACTCTAGGATGGCTTCTTTGGCTAGACGACTGTTGTCTGCTTCTAGTTCTTGGATGATTGTTTCTGGTTGCTTACGCATTATGCTGTCTCCATTTCGTTGATGTGTTTACAAGCGCCACGGAACGTAAAGCCCGGGCAGGTACAGGTATTGGCTTCTAGGTCTACACTATATGTATTGCCCTTGCTGCCTTGCACTGTTTTAATATGAGCCAATGGCTTTGCTGTTTGGAAAGGGTTTGGTGTTACTTCTACAAACTTACGACCACGCTTGTCGAATCCTTTAATTGGATTCTTAAAGTAAAATGGTGTAGTGTCGCCTTGCTTAATATAAGCAAGAAGGTTGTTACCGTCTATTAGATAGACGTGATTAGGCGCTTTGTGATTACCCCAATCTGTAGTTTCTTGTAGAGCCTGCATCGCTGCCTTTCATTGCCTGTTTAATAGTTATATTATACAGTAAATCTAGATAGATGTCAAGTGTTTTTGATGTGTGGCAAAGATGCCACAGATTGTACTGCTGGTTTATTTGCTTCGGTTTCTGCTTTTTGTACTAGCTCTAATAGATCATCTAACTCAAAGAAGAAAGCGATCCTCTCTGCTTTTGAAACCATCAGCCTAATATGGAAAAGAGACTTTCCAGAATTACGATCTCTAATATACAGATATGATACCCCACGTTCTGTAACTTTTGGATCACAATACAGATCTACACTTTGTGCCAGATGTTGAATCTTTCTTGGATTTAACTTATTATAAGTACCGTTGGCATTGAATTCTACATAGATCAATGACTCTTCTTTAGTCATTGCTTTAGTTAGATTACGTAAAAAATCAGAAACGAATGCTGCTTCGCCTTGATCATTCTTAGCAAAGTATTTTGCTTCTAGATTCTTTCCTGCTATTTCTAGTATTTTCTTGCTGGCCTTTACCCTAGCCATATGCTCTTTTGGAGTTTGTACCTTGTTACCAATTTTGCCTCGATATTTTGATTGAGTTATGGCAGCAATGGCCTGCGCATCGTCGAGACCTAAAATATGGAAAAACTTGTTTATACCGATATCGTTAGTTCCTGGTGCTTGATCAAGGGTAGCACCCTTCCCGGCTTTTAGACTCATCGAAAGATTCTTTAATGTTCTTTCTTGTTTTGTTCCAGGATCAATATAGGTAGTTTTAACATCGGTTTTATTACCTTCTCCTCCCACAACAGATATGTTTAGACTATCTATCCTATTATTAGTTGAAAAGAATTTGTTGTATCTAGATAGGTCGTGCTCGGAGTTAACATATTTTAACACAGCATTAACTATACCTTGTAACTGAGTATCTTCGGAACTCATTTTAAGAGCTCTTAAGAATGGCCCTTCGTTGGCACTTACTGTTAAATGAACTGTGTCTCGAACCTTGTTACCTACATCGGATACTTCTTTAGACATCTGCCCTTGATATATCTCTACTTTTGATTTTACGCTAGATTTTTCTAGGTTAATGTGACTCTTAAGAGCATTGAGGGTGGCCATCAGTTGATCAGCGGTAATAGCGTTCCCTGTACGATCAGTGAGTTTTGTAAAGATAGCCGCAGCCTTCAGTACTTCAACAGCAGGTCCGATATTAGCTTTTTCTATATTATGTGCGCCACGACCACCGAATTCACCAGTCTTAGCAATTCTTGAAAGCTCAACGCCGCCAATAGACTTTGGAAGATTGGCTATTGCTGTAGACTTACGTGTCTCTCCTTGATCATTGTAAAACTGATAAAAGTTTTTGAGTACCGCTAGTTCTTTTCTATTTGGTTTTAATTTAGTTGGTTGTCGATCAACTATGAAATCGTCATTGTTTTTTAGTTTAGATAGCAGAGCATCCAGACGAGCTTTTTTATAAAAATCGCCTGGAGATAGGTTTTTTTCTATTAAAAACTCAAATGCTCTCATAGCTATATTTAACTTATTCTCAGTTAAATGAGTAGTGGAAGCCTGGTGCGTTTGCGTTAACTGTATCAGTACCTGCGTGATATTGATACCCAAATGTTGCACTACTAAACGGTTGTTTTTTAATTTTAATAATTCCCTGAGGAGTTATCTCAATATGAGCTACAGTAGCATCTTTCTTGCTCATAATAGCCTTTAGAGTGTCCTGCATTTCTTTAGACGATTCTTCATTGTCAACAACAAAGTTTTTAAAACCCATACCTAACATATAAGTCAACTGTCTGCTGGCAGCACGAACAAAGTTAGCATCAAACTTTTTCTTACCGGCTGCTCTGCTAGATTCTTCTGCGTTTGCCTCACCATTTGCCTGAACGTATTTTGTCCAATCTTTAGGAAGGCCGACTGGCTTAACCTTAGGATTCTTTTTAGTACCTCCCATACGCTGGGCTGCTGTACTTGCAGGATATACTGTTTCTAGATATCGTTTATATAAATCTGCTGTGCCGTCTACTGATAACTTTGATACTAACTGTTGTACAGCAGTTTCAAGTGCAGCATAGGTCATCGGTTCAGTGCCCAATATTTCGTTTAACTTTATGGCTTCTGGTACTTGTGCTTTCTGTGCCGCACGTATTAGTTTGTCAGTAGTCCTTCCGTCGTCACCAACGAGATCTTTTAGAATAGCAAATGTTGTGCTTTCTTTGTAATTGGGATCTTGTTGCATTTCTTGTTCGTAGGTAGCGATAAGATCCTTAATTGCGGCAAAACTATTTCCACTTCCTCCGAGGCTCTTGACAGCTACAGGTTTTCCACCAACGTGTACATCAATCAGGGGTGAATTAGATTCTCTTGAAAACTGTATAATATCACTGTCTGACTCCATTGCAAGTGGTGTTAGTATTTCACCAAAGTCCTGGGCTATGTAATTTAATCTAGAAGAAATATGGGTCATTAGCTCTGCATCAACTTTTGGTCTAGCTCCAACAGCTACATCTACTAGCTGAGATAATGCAGATGCAAGTTGTGGATCTTGCCCAAACAATGACGGAATCTTTGCTTTAACATCTGCAGCCAATGCTTGTCTAGTCATTTCAGAACCTAATAGACCAAACTTCTCTGGACGCAACATCTGGATACCAATTTGGGCCCCTTCGTCGTCCTTGGCTCGCTTACCTGCAATAACAATCGTGTACACAATATTATTTTCAGTGTAAGAATAGATATCACCTGTATATGTGCCTGATACCTTTTGTATAGGTTTGTTTGTGAGTGTCAACTGAATATTGTTATTAGCTAATAAATCAATTACATTTTGTTTTGGTAACGCATTCAATATTCGTATGCTGGGAATCGCTTTGGCAGCGTCTGCATCTTCAACATCATTTCTAACATTGACGACTGGAAACATCGGTTTGAGTATGCTTATTAATTTTGCTCTTAGTGTTTCTTGTTGAGCTTTATTAGCATAGGTAACATTATCAAACACAAAAGGTCCTGTGCCCTTAACTACCCTTTTAGGTTTGGCCAGAACTTTAGCTGCTGGTTGTTCGTCTGCAGGATGCGCTGCTTTTACAGCCGCAGGATCGGGCTGTCCAGCAGGAGCAGCAACTCTAGGACCCTGGGTCTGTAGAGCTGCTGTTTCATCTTCTGTGAGTTTGAATTCGTAATAACGCATCTTCATATATTTATTATAACGCAGTTTGGAGACTGCGTCAACCTAAAAAGTCACTCCAGCTGGGATGTGCTAGGCCGTAGCCCAAAGACTTGCGTTTGTTTGCCAATTCCCAAAAGTCGGGCTTGTAAGGCAAAGTTTTTGGCTTCATCTTTGTTTTGTCCGCTTTTAGATAGTTACAGCGTTTGCAGGCTGTGGTTAGGTTCGCCCAGGTGCTTTTGCCGCCTTGGCTAACTGGCTGTATGTGATCCAATGTGGCATTATCAGTGCCACAATGTATGCCGCAGTATTGACAGAGATAGCGATCACGTAAGAATACATTACGCTTGGTCAAGCGAACATAGCTTTTGGTCTTTTGATACTCATTAAGCATAATGATCGCGGGCACTTTGGTTTCCCAACGTGCGGACCTTACGATCCAATCGTCATACCAAGAGATCACACGGACCTTGTCTAGGACCATATATCTGATGGCTTCTTGCCAATCCACTGTGCTTAAAGGTAGCAGGCTCACTGGCTGTGCGTCTGCGTTCAAAACTAGAGTTGTCATCGTGATTCACTTCTTTAGAGTATTTACTTCATCAATCATTATATGCTCATTAAACGGTTTCCGCAAGAGCTAAATGACTAATTATAATACAGGTTGACTAATTTCAACAACTGCTATACAATAACTAAATCAACTCAAAAAGGATCGAGAATGGCATTAGTACCAATGGTAATTGAAACCACAGCAAAAGGTGAACGAGCCTACGACATCTACAGTCGCTTGCTCAAAGAGCGTGTGGTAATGTTCGAAGGTGAAGTACACGACCAAATGGCTAACTTGATTGTGGCCCAATTATTGTTCTTGGAGTCAGAGAACCCAGACAAAGACATTTCACTGTTTATTAACAGCCCAGGCGGATCAGTGACTGCAGGTATGGCAGTCTACGACTGTATGCAGTTCATCAAGTGTGACATCGCTACCTATGTAATGGGACAGGCCTGTTCAATGGGCAGTCTGTTAGCACAAGCCGGCGCAAAGGACAAACGCTTTATGTTGCCCAATGCTCGCCATATGATACATCAACCCTCGGGTGGTGCTCGTGGGCAGGCCACAGACATCCAGATCCAGGCACGTGAGATTCAAAAGATGAAAGAGAATCTCACACAGCTCTATGTCAAACACAACAGCAAGGGCAAGACCTATGCTGAGTTTGCAGCCGATATGGAACGTGACTTCTTTATGAGTGCAGAGGAAGCATTGGCCTACGGCCTGATTGACAAAGTTATTGATAAGAGGCCATAATGCAAGAACTAGGAAGAATTGAAAAGGGTTGGGGATTCGAAATAGTCTGGACCAACAATGAACAGTACTGCGGCAAGCTGTTAGTGTTCAACAAGCCAGGCGCAAAGACTTCTATGATCTATCACAGGGATCGTAAAAAGAGTTGGTTTGTTAACGAAGGACGCTTTAAGTTAGTCTACTGTAATACCAAGACAGGTGAGTATCACGAAGCTAATCTAGAAACAGGTGCAGCCTTTGAAGTCAATGCTCTAGTTCCTCATCAACTGGAAAGCCTAGAACCTGACTCTATTATATTTGAAGTGTCAACTCCGGATGACGGAGAAGATCGATATCGTATCAGTCCCGGTGATACTCAAACACTTCTTTCAGCGCAACAACAAGATCCTCAATCATAGCATCTGTATGGAACGGCGATGGCGCAAACCTTAGTCGTTCTGTTCCTACATCAACTGTGGGATAGTTAATTGGCTGTACATAGATACTGTGTTCGTGTAACAGTCTATCACTCATTGCTTTACACTTCTTAGCATCCCCTACAAGTACAGGAACAATGTGACTGGTTGAACATTCCATAACTTGGATGCCAGCTGCGTTTAATCTATGCTTTAGTTTGCGAGCACGTTCTTGATGCTTCACACGTACTTCATTGTGATCCTTAAGATACTTGACAGCAGCCAGCGCACCACTACAGGATACTGGGCTCATACTTGTTGTGAATATAAATCCTGCTGCCATTGAACGAATGGCATCGATGACGTCACTATCGGCAGCTATATAGCCACCTTGGACCCCATAGGCTTTCCCTAATGTACCATTGACTATGTCAATACGGGATTCTAGCCCAAGCTCTTCAACCTTGCCACCACCGTGGACACCATAGAGCCCTACTGCGTGAACCTCATCGATGTATGTCATTGCGCCGTGCTTGTCAGCAAGGTCACAAATTTCTTTAATCTTTCCTACGTCCCCGTCCATTGAATACACTGATTCAAATACAATGCAGGGTATGTGTCCAGTTAACTGTGCGTTAACCAGTTTGTCTTCTAGATCTTGTAGATCGTTATGCTTGAATATCTGCTTGGCGGCTTTACTGTGACTGATACCAACAATGATCGAGTTATGATTGTTTTCATCGCTGATAAACTGTATGTTTGGTATGATCTTTGCCAGTGCGATCAAGCTCCACTCGTTAGCCACATAAGCAGATGAGAACAACAGAGCTTTGGCCTTATTGTGCAGTGTGGCCAGCTCGTGCTCCAGGGCCACGTGATAGTGACTGGTTCCGCCTATGTTGCGTGTGCCACCCGAGCCCGACCCTGTATGGTCCAGAGCTGTGTGCATAGCATCTAGTACAACCTTGTGCTGGCCCATACCTAGATAGTCGTTTGAACACCAGTTTACGATGTTCTTGATGTTGTAGGGCCCGTACCAAATGGCTGTGGGAAACTTACCTGCTTCTCGTACAATGTCGTTAAAAACACGGTATTTGCCGTTGTCTTTCATCGTCTGTAGTAGTTCTGTAAAGGGCTTTTTGTTGATCATAGTAAACGTATTTACCAGCTAAATATTAGACTATGGATATTATTAAACTCGACGTGCCCCTATTCATTCGCCTGCTAGAACTAGCCCGCGAAGAAATCAAAGACGATGCTGACATCCACGATGTTACAGAAATCGTTACAAAACTCAGCCAACAGGGTGTTGTTGGTATGGACAAATACAACGAAATCGTCCGCTTTATGAGCAAACAGGGTGACGATTCCGAGTTAGAAAGAATACGCAAACTCAGTGGGATGAACAGCAATGACTAAACAGATAATCAATACCGGAACAGCCGCAAACTCAAAGAACGGTGACAGTTTACGAACTTCGTTTACAAAAATAAATTCAAACTTTACTGAGTTATATACTGCACTGGGAATAAATGCAGACGTCACGTTAAATCTAGGTGCATTTGAATTTGTGGGCAGCACACTGAGTACCACAGATAGTTCAGCCATCGTGATTGATCAGGCAACTACTATTACCAGCAACCTGTCAGTGGGTGGAGATGTTTTGCCCAGTGTGGCTCGTGGTGGAGATCTAGGTTCAAGCACATTGCCTTGGCGCAGTCTGTATGTGAGCAACAACACAATTTTCTTAGGTGGCACAGCATTATCCATAGACGGCAGCGGCAATCTAATAGTTGGTGGCAGTAGAGTCGGTGTCGACTGGCCAGTGACTAATACCAGTGGTGCAAGTGGTCCGACTAAAATAGCAATTGGTGCCAATGCTGGACTGACTTCACAAGCTGCTGGCGGAGTCGCTATTGGAAATATTGCTGGGGTGACCAATCAGGGTCAGGTTGCTGTAGCCATTGGTATGAATGCCGGCAAAACCAATCAAGGCGGTTGGGCAACTGCTGTTGGCGGCGCCGCAGGGTATAACGCACAAGGTACCTATGGAGTGGCCGTTGGCTATCTCTCAGGGTATACAGATCAAGGCAGTTATGCAGTGGCAGTTGGTGCTGGTGCAGCCAATGGCTCACAAGGCGCAAATGCCGTGGCCATTGGTAACGGTGCCGGGAATCAAAATCAAGGTGCCCAATCTATAGCAATTGGCGCCAATGCGGGTGCTACTAGCCAAGCGGCCAACACAATCATACTAAATGCCACTGGCTCAGCAGTCAATGGCGTTGCAGCTCAAACAGATAGTTTCTATGTGGCACCAATTAGAACAAGCGCCACCCCCGGCAATATATTATTTTACAACACCACAACTAAAGAAATTACATCAGGTGGTGTATTAACATTAACAAACAGCGGCGAACTACGCCCAAGCACTGCCGCCTATGACGCAGCATTGGCTGGATGGGAAAGTATTCGCGGCGGAGAGATTGCAAGTAGGATTGCCAACGGTCAGGCACTTGTTCAATATTACCCAATGGTCAACTGGTATCCAACTGGCGCCACTGCTCAAGGCTATATTGACTTCTTGTTAAATGCTTGGACTATACAAAATACTGGTGGTGCAACATTGATTATTCAGCCACCAATGTCGTCAGCATTCTATGCTCAATTGAGAGCTGTTCTAACTCTTATTCGTGATAGTTATAACGCTAGTACCAAGGCAGTTTCACTTTCTTCAGCGTACGGTCAGTCTTGGAACTTTGGCGCAGATGGTAGTTTACAAATACCAGGCGATATCAAGAGCAACAGCAACATCAACATTGACATCAACTTGGCAGACTCAACACTGCGCAGATGGCAGTTCGGTGAGGATGGCATATTGACTTTGCCGTCAACAGGTAAGATTAATAATGGTAATAATACTTGGACCTTTGGATCTACCGGCACGCTGACATTGGCCAATGGTACTACTATCAGCGATCAACAAGTGAATCTGACAAAAGGGCCGGCATTAAATTCATTCGGCAGCAACAGTTACACAGGCACGTTCACTACACTGAACTATACTGGTCTTGATACCACTTGGATTGTAAACGGTCCTGGCGTTGTTAACGGCACTATACAAAGCATTGACGCGGCTGGGAAGACCATAATTTTAAGTAGTTCAGGCGGGCCACAATTCCAAAATGGTCGAAGCTATACATTTACCGGACCACTAGTTAGCGTAGGTTCTAAACTCACAGTAAACAGTAATAATTGGCTGTTTGGTACAGATGGTAACTTAACTGCTCCTGGAAACCTTATGGTTCAAGGTGGAAGGGTAAGTCTAAACCAAGGCGGCAATGCCTACATTGAATCAGTTGATTACGGAGTCGAAAGTGCCAATAGTGCAATAAATATTTTTGCAAGCCCCAACCAAAAAATTAAACTACGAGCCGGGTTTGGCGGGACTGAAAAGTTCTGGACGTTTGGCACAGATGGTACTACAACATTCCCAGATAACAAAATTTCACAAGTTTTAGATTCTAATTTAGGTATTCAAACAAGTAAAACTTTAACTACTGATAATATCATAAGGAATGGGTTTGAGTTTTCAACCGACCAAACTGTTATTGGATTTGGTGTTATCCCTGGATGGAGTCAACGTAATAGTCAGCAAATCGAAGTTAATCTGTTTGTGGCTCCTGCTCCTGTATATGCTTTATTAACTAGTCTAGCTTTGGGAAGAACAGTTATTGTT